GGTACTAGCGGACTGGAAAACCAGCGTGGGCCGCAAGACTAAAAAGGACGAAGACGGCCTGGAGCGCCTACCACCCGGCCATTCATACATCGACCAGTGCGGCGCCTACAGCCTGGGACTCAGGCATCTCACCGGCCTCCAACCCACTGGGGCCGCTATCGTGCTAGCACGCCGCTGTGGCAATCCAAACATTCACTACATGACCCAGGCTGAGCTGGAGCAGGCTGAAAAGTCATTCATGGCCAGGGTGGAGCAGTATTTCGCAGCTCTCCAAAATCCCATTCATGCGGCATGAAAACCCATTCATGACGGCCTGGAAAGCCATTCATGACTGGCTCTAAAAAGCCATTCATGACTGGCTCTAAAAAGCCATTCATGGTGTCTTACTGCGTGTCTCATGAGTCTCACTGCTGAGGGTGTGCTGCTCGCGCCCTTGGCTGGGATCCTGCTGGGGCTGGCGTGGGGCCTGTTGCTGGGGCGTCTCAAGGCGATTCTCGTGAGTCTCACTGCAAGACGGTAAGAAGCCCCACCCGATAGGGCAGGGCTGGAGCGGTTCAGTCTGCCGCCGGCGGTGCGAACTTTAGGCGCCACCACAGAGGGCGATCCTGGTGTTCTTCCATCCATTGCGTCCGCGTCTGCGGCTGGTGGGGCAGCAGGCACCGTAGGCGCAGCTTGCTGGTGTGATCGTTGGCCTGAAGTTCGCTGGGGCTGATCATGGCTTCGCTGGTGTGCGGGGTTTGCTGATGCCAGCATCCGAGCGCCGCTTGCGGCTGGCGCCCTTGCTGGAGCGAGTCCGGTTTGCTGGGGCCTTGGCTGGCTTATCCGTGCGCGGAAAAATTCCCGTAGCCTGTGGAAAACACTCCGGGGGGATGTCAGCGCCGCCATTGCAACGCTGGCACGCCCGCCAGTAGGGCACCAACTCCCGCCACAGCTGGAGCGGCCCTTCCTTGCCGTGGGCAGCCTGCAGGGCCAGTAGATCAGCCCAGTCTGAAGCGGCCAGGCTGGAGCGTTCTACTGCCCACCGCAGATCCCGCAGCTGGCGTTTCTCCAGCCGCAGCTGTTCGCGCTCCATCTCCCGGGCATCCAGGGCAAGCTGTTTGCGCTCCCGGGTGGTGTTCCATTCGCCGCCGCTCATGACTGGGGCGCCTCCACCGCTTCTAGGGTGTACACCGGAAGACCTTTAGGGTCGGTGATGGCAGCTGGGGCCATCGTGATCAAGCCGCGGGCCTGCAGGGATTCTGCAATGCGCTGGTCACGCTGGGGCATGGCCACAAAATGCGGGCCGGGATTGCGGCGAAGGTAGTTAAGCCAGTTCCGCTGCAGCGGGCCGAGCGGGCGGTTTCCAAAGTCTGGTGGCATGGTCCCTGGGCTGGGGTGTGCCCTGTAACAGTACCAGCAGTCCGGTGGTTTGCCAAGGCTGGCAGGTGTGATACAGTACGGGGGCACTTCGGCACACCATGCCATGCAACCCCAACCCTGGGCCCACTGGTTCGATCTCAACCACTGCGGCGGCCGCGAATCTTGCCGCCAGCTCCCCGCCGAATGTGTGGCGGACTGTTCCGGCCCCGGCCCCGCTGATGATGCCGTGGCTTTCTGGCTGGAGCGCCTGCAGTTTGACGGCCCCCCGTGGCTATTCCGCCAACACCTCCGGGAGTTTGGCGCCTGGGACTCTGCAGACCTAGCGGATCACAACGCCAACCGCGCCCGCGTGCTCTGGATCTGGGCTTGTGACTGCCACGAAGACCCTGGCGCCCACGACTTCCTGTGGCTTGGCACTTGACGCCGGGCCGCTTCCGGTTCTACTGTTTGCAACGACAGCCCTACCCTAAGGCTTCCCATCATGACCCGTTACAGCTCCGAAGCCCTGGCCCACTTCCCGTGGATTGCCAGCTGCGACACATTGCGCCTAGAGGATCTGCTGCCCAAGTTCTGGTCAGTTGCCGAAGTGCTGGCCCTGGCGGCAAACAAGCCGGAAGTGCTCAGCCCCGCCACGCTGGCCAGCCTGGCAAAACTGGTGGGAGAGGATTCCCGGGAAGCTGACTGGGACGATGCCGAAGCCAGCCAAACCCTGGAGGAACTGATCGAAGCCCTGCAGGAGCTGGCGCCCGTCGGCTTCTACTTCGGAAGCCAGGACGGCGACGGTGCCTGTTTCGGCTTCTGGCTTGATGAAAGCTGGGCGGAAGCCCTGGAGCACTTCGGCTTCGGGAATGACGACCCCACCGGCTGGGCGGAGTTGATCGCTGAGCTGGACGCCGACGGGATCGACCCCGATACGGTGGAAGATTCCTACTGCGGCCGCGCTGAGGGCTGGAGCGAGGAACGGGCCGGGGCAGACTATGCCCAGCAGCTGGCAGAGGATCTGGGCGTCAAGCTCGACCAGATGGAATGGCCGCTAACTTGCGTTGACTGGGAAGCGGCTTGGCGGGAACTGGAAATGGGCGACGGTTACCGGCTGCACAGTATCGGCGGCGGTGACTGGCTGGTGTTCCGTGCGGTCTGATTCCCACGCCCATAGATTCCATGGCCCCGGCTCGCGCTGGGGCTTTATCATTGGCGCAGATAGTTTGTGACTGTAACCGTGGACGATTCCGGCGGCCAAGATGTAAACAAACCCCAGCGGCCGTATGGGAAGCGGAATCCCGATGCGGTGATTGAGGAGCGGCGGAAGCGGCTTTACAAGCGGCAGCTCAGCGGTTTGACTGTTCGCCAGCTGGTTCTAGAGCACGCGGATCGTGAGTCCATCGCCGAAGCTACAGCTTGGCGGGACTGGGACGCCGTGAAAGACTGGAACGAGGAGGACTGGAAGCGGGATCGGGACTCGATAGTCTCACGACTCCAGAGCATGAGACTGCGGGCGATCGACGTTGCGATCCGGAAGGGCCAGATCGGCAGCGCGCAGCTGCTGATGCGCGACCTTGGCGCGGTGGTCGGCGAGGTTGCACCGGAAGCCCAGGCCGCCGCGGCCCCAGTGCTGCGCGTGGAGATCGACGACAAACGGGCCGGCTAGTTGCCATTCATGCCTGGAACGCCATTCATGGATTGCCATTCATCGCGTGAATGCCATTCATGGATTGCCATTCATTGCCGCGGCCATTCATAGACCATTCATGCCTGACGCACGAGGCTAGTACAGCTGCACTAGGGCACAGACGTACTATAGGTCTGATGTACTACAGCACAGACGTACTATAGATCTAATGTACTACAGTTCTGATGTACTACTCTCACAGGCTAGTACGGATGCACTAGCTCCCGGATCCTAGCATCCGGCAGGCATAAGCTATCCTAATGTGTAACGGTATTGCCAAGGGCGCGGATCCGTCCTAGGAAGGGTCCAAGCGGATCACATCCGCCCTACCTAAACCAAGGGACCTCCATGAAGACCTCCACCCAACTCCGCGTTGAACTCCACGACGTTCGCGTAGATCTGTGTTCCTACGACGGGAAGGTAACCGTCACTGCCGACAATGGCGACGCCGTGGAGATCAAGGGCGCGACACCCGAACAACTCCTTAAGGCTGCCGATCGCTTGATCGGCAACATCCGCTGGAGTGCTAAGGAGCGCGACGCTGACCTGTGGATTGACCGCCTCTCGGATCTCCAGGCTGAGGTCGAGCGCACAATGGGAGCACTGCGCGACAAGATCGAGAAGAAGGCTAAGGAGGCTGCCGCAGCATGAAGCGAGCAATCCGCCAGATCCTGCTAGGGGCCCTGCCCCTGGTGCCCACTGCCCTGATCCTTATTCTGTTATGACCGCTTCCGTTATCACCGGCCCCCAGATTGACCGCTTTCGGCTCTACGCTCTCGCATCAGCTCTCCAGCTGGAGATTAAGGGCATGAAGCGCCGCGGCCCCAGCGCCTACGCGATCCTCAAAAGTGAGCATAACCTGAAAGGATCGCGGGAATCAGTGCTAGCTCAAGCCCGTAAGATTCTCGCCGATAGTTAACCTTACCGCGGCCCGCTAATTTACACTTAGCGGGCCCACAATTCTTCTCAAACAGTGGGGGTAAGGTTCGAGTTACGAATTGACCGTGTGCGGCCCAGGGAACCTACTGATACATTCGCAATTTCTTCTACTGTGCTAAACTAAACTCTTCTGTACTACATTCCCATGCTTTCCCTCGCCCTGGTACTTGCCACCGCCTACCCGATCACCAAGGTTGGCTCGTCCTGCCCCTACGGCTACTACTCCCAGGGCGGCTATTGCCTTCCCAACGCTGCGATGCCAACACCTGTCCGCGCCGTCCCCCAAACCAGCAGCCCCTGTCCCTACGGCACCTACAGCGCCGGCAACTACTGCACCTGGACCCCAAAACGCTGAAGGGGGCAGGGGTTCAATTCCTGTAATACCCTAGAAGGTACCCGTACCCGAAAAAGTGACCGACACGGCTGGAACGCTCTCCCTCCGCTACGCCCAGGGACAAGTATTTTCCAGCCGCAAACGCTTCCGTGTCTTGGTCGCCGGCCGCCGCTTCGGCAAGAGCTACCTCTCATGTATCGAGTTGCTGCGTGGGGCGATCGAAAGGCCGGGCGAAACATTCTTCTATGCGGCCCCTACATACCGGATGGCGAAAGACATTGCCTGGAAGGTAATGAAAAAGCTCGTCCCCAAAGCCTGGATCAAGTCCAAGAACGAGACCGACCTGAAGATCGAGCTGGTGAATGGCTCAACGATCGAACTGAAGGGCACTGAAAACGCCATGGCCTTGCGCGGTCGAAGTCTCGCCGGCGTGGTACTCGACGAAGCCGCGTTCATGTCCAGCGACGTCTGGTTCGAGGTCATCCGCCCCGCTCTCGCCGACAAACAAGGCTGGGCCCTCTTCATCTCCACCCCGGACGGCACGGCCAGCTGGTTTTACGACCTCTGGTGCTATTGCGACCAAGAGGACCCGGACTGGCACCGGTGGCAGTTCACCACGATTGACGGCGATAACGTCCCACCCGAAGAAATCGAAGCCGCTCGCGCCCAACTCGACGCCCGCACCTTCCGCCAAGAATTTGAGGCCAGCTTCGAGAATCTCAGCGGTCTTGTTGCCGTCTCATTCAGCGACGACAACATCGACAGCGTGGTGCAAGACCTCCCAATTCTGCCCCTGCTGCTGGGCGTGGACTTCAACGTGGACCCCATGTCCGCCGTCTGCGCGGTCAAAAAAGGCGACGTGCTCTGGGTCTTCGACGAAATAATCATGACCGGCGGCGCCACCACCTGGGACCTCTGCGAAGAAATCCAATCCCGCTACGGCGTGGAGCGCCGCATCATCGCGTGCCCCGACCCCACCGGTGGCGCCCGCAAAACCAGCGGCGTTGGCGCTACCGACCACAACATCCTTCGAAAGTCCGGCTTCACGGTCTCCAGCCCGCGAAATCCCTGGAAAATCCGCGACAAAATCACCTGCGTCAACACCGCCCTCCTCGATGCCTCTGGAACGCGCCGCCTTTTCATCCACCCCAAGTGCAAAGAGCTAATCAAGTCCCTCCGCACATTGACTTATGCCCCTGGAACCGGCCTTCCCAACAAAAATCTTGGTGTAGACCACGCATTCGACGCCCTGGGCTACCTCTGCCTACAAACTTTCAACCTCGCCAAACCAGAGAACCTCGGAAAGACCTCCTATCGTGTGTGGTAACAGCGTAAAAACCATGGCCAAAAAGCCAACTAAGGCCCAGAAAAAGGTCGCCAAGGTCATGCGTGAG